AGACGCGTATATACCGTAGGGTATTTAGCGCCTATAAGTTCGCATATATCCTTTAAAGTGTAGCCTAGCTTGCGCATTTCAGCTGTGAATAAATCTTTATACATATAGTATATTTTACCGCTAAACTACAAATAGATTTTAAACTATGCAAATAATTCTTAAACTATTTAGTAAAAAAAAACCTACCCAGCGCTAGGCATACAGGTAGGTTTCGCAGCAAACAAAGGGCTGTTAATTCTGGTTAATCGTAGCTATAAACTTCTGTTTTAGTGGTTTCTGTAGCCGCAGTATCGTTGTTTTGGTTTGGTTTGTGTGCTATTATATCGTACCTATTTGTTTTTAAGCTATACGTTAAACCGTCTAGTATTAAGCTGTCGCCTTCGCTAAAGTTTGTAAAGTTTATCCGTATTTTATCCATTGGTGTAAGCGGCGCGGTTTTATTATTATATAGTGTACCTTCATAACGTAGTACTGTGTTCCTAAAGTCGTTTAGTTGCTGTTTAGCTGTAGCCTGGTAGGGTCTTCTAAAACTAGACAAGTCGCTACTGTCGTAAACGTCTGTATAACCTAGTGTAAAATTAAATAGTTCGCGGTCTATTTCGGTGTCATTTATTATTACGTTTGTAGTAGTGTCTTGCGTTAGTAAGCGTTCATTTATAGCGGTCCTTAGTTCGTCCTTAAAAATTACGGTGTTATCTATATAAACGCCTTGGTAATTAGTTAAATAGTTTCTAGGTCCGTATATACGTAAATAAACCGTTTGACTTTGCGCAGCCGCTGCTGGTAGTTTTGCAATATCTAAAGACTGGCTTACCCATTGGTCGGCTACCCCTTTGTCGTTTTCAAAAAAGAAGTATTTAGCTGTAGTAGTCCAGTTTTGATTTGCTACATCATAGTAAAAAGTAGAACCAGAAACAAAATAAACTTGGCACCAGAACCTATTATAAAACGTAGTAGACTGTGTAGCGTTATTTGTGTCGTAGTAATAGTTTAGCCTTAGCTTCATAGCTACGTCTCGGTTACCGCTATAAGAACCTGTAATAGCTAAGCTAGTAGGTATACTTCCGCTGTTAGTAGCTGTAGTTTTAAAACTTTTACTTCCGCTTAATGCTATTTGGTCTGTTACAAAACTACCATTAAATATAGTCCAGTGTGTAGTATTTTGAAATTCAAAACCTACGTCGTCGTTATAGTCTACTATTCCTTTTATAGGCGGTACTTTAAACCGTACAGCTTTGTAGCCGCGTTCAGCTTCGCGTGTTAGGTTCTGTTCTAGTGGCTGTAGGTCTGTTCTTACAGTTCGTAAACCTTCGTGGTTATAGTCTTCCTGGTATGTACCGCTACTATTGAAACGCTTAAAATATAGTCGTTCTATACCGCCTTTTAAGTATTCCTGGCGCATAGTTCCTATACCTTCTGGTAGTTCGTCGTTTTCGTCTTTATAGTCTTTTACGTAGTCTATTATAGCTTCTTCGCTGTAAGTACTATTATTTAAAACTACCCAGCGCCCATTAGCTTGGAAAATTCTAGCGTTTATATTTTTTAGTATATTTTCTAAAAATTCTTTTACGTTAAAAAATTCGTATACATCACTAAAAAAAACCTGTTCGTTCCCTGTAAAATCGCGTGTATAAAGGTTGTAGTTAGTTCCTAGTAAATCTATTACAGCTATATCGTTGTTTAGTAGTACTTCTATATCTAGCCCTAAATTTTGTAGCGCTTTACATATAACGCTAGCTAGTGTAAATTTTAAATCTCCAAAAGATATACTATAATAACTGTTATCTATAAAATAGTTGTCTAGTTCGCCTAGTCCGTCTATAGCTGTTAGGTTTACTGGTTGTGGGTTTGGTGCCATTACTTCCGCGAATTGGTCGCTAAGTAGCCAGCCAGTCCAGAATAGTGTATAGTTGTCTTGGGTTTCTGTAAGTACATTACTAACGCAGTCTACAGCTTCCATTATACCGCCGTCGTTTATTACGCGGCTTTGTAGTAGTGTTCCTGTATCGTAATAGCTACCGTTTAAACAGTCGGCAGCTTCTACTATTCCACCGTCTAGCTGTACGTTATTTTTAAATTCGTCGCGTATTGCCTGGGCTGTATATACCTCTACTTTATATTCGCGTTCTGGTTCGTTAAAAAAGTCGTCGTAGTTTGTTTCGTCTGTTTGGTATAGGCTTATGTTACAAGTGCTACCAATAATAGGGCTATAAAAGTCGTCGTCGCCGTCCCACTTTATTTTAACTGGGTCTGCGCCACCTACTAGCGGTAGTATTTCGCCTGTATATCCGTCCTTTAATATATCTAGTCTTTTGCCGTTGCCTTCGTGGTCTTCAAAGTCCAGTCTAAATTTTACGCCGTAAGCCATATTTTTTTATTTAATTCTACCGCGTTGTTTTTCGGCGCGTTGTAGTGCTACTACTAGGTCTTGTCCCTGTAGCCTAAATTCGCCGCCTACGTTCACTTGCTGCGCTTGTCTGTCGCCTATTAAGTTTTTAAGCCTGTCTAGTGGCGCTATTACTTCTGGGTTACTTCTAGCGCCTGCGTATTCGCCCATTAGTCCTAGTGTTGGACCGCTAACTATTCCACCGTTAGCAAACGCCGCTACAGCGCCGCTACGTGGTCCGCTTACCTTAGAAGTATTACCCTTACTATTTCCTATAGCCGCAGCCCTACCTTTTACAAAACTACCTAGCGCTATTAAGGCTATACCAGCCGCAATAGCAATAGGACCAGCTAAACTAGTTAAAGCCTTTTTTATGGCTTCTATAGCAAGACCAGACGAAAGGGCTAACTGCCCTAACTGTATAGCCATATTACCTAAACCTTCTAGTAGTACTTTAGCCATAGCGCCAGCTACATTACCGCCAGCTGTAACCGCTTCGGCTAGTCCAGAAACTATACCCTGTACACCGTTGTTTATAATGTCGTTCATACCAGCGGTTAATTCCTGGGCTATTAGTTGCTGTTCCATACCTTTAGCCCTTACTACTTCATTTGCGGCGCTTAGCTTGCTTTTTAATTCTTCTGTACTACCAGCTACACTAGCTGCTAACATAGCTACAGGGTCTGTATTTACTGTTTGCATTTCGCCTAGTAAACTACTACCAGCTTGTAAATTTAACTGCTCGGTAGTTCCAGTAGAAAAACCAGCTGTAGCGCCTAAGGCGCTTACTGTAGACACTGGCTTTCTAGTTGTTGTAGTTGTTTTTGTTTTTTTTGGTGCGGCGGCTGTTTTGTTTTTTTGTTTTTCTAGGTCTTCGTTAGCTTTTATAGCTTCTTCTACTACTACTAGCTGCTTTTTATATACGTCTATTTCGTCCTGTACTAGCTGTACTCTATGCTGTCCGTCTTTATATCCGCGTTTATAAAGGCTTTGTTTTCTTTTTTCTAGCGCTTCTATTTTTTCGCCTAGTTGTGCGGCGTCCATTTGTTTAAGCGCTTCTTCGTTTGCCTTCTTTTGGCTTTTTCTATATTGTACTAAAGCTACGGTTACGGCTGCTATAGCAGTAGCTACAGCTAGTATAGGGTTAGCTATCATAGCTGCGGTTAAAACTCTAAAGCCGCCAGCCGCTAGGCTTAATAGTCCTGGTAGTTTTCCTAGCATCATTAGAAACGGACCTACAGCAGCTACTATTCCTGTTAAAATTAATATAGTTTTTTTAGTGCCTTCGTCTAAGTCCATAAAGGCTTTAAGCGCCTTATTTACTGCTGTTACTATATCGGTAAAAGCTGGTAGTAAAATTTGCCCTAGGTTAGCGCCTATTTCTTTTAGGCTTTCTGTAAAAATACGCATCTGGTTAGCTGCGCCGTCCTGGGTTCTGGCAAAATCGCCTTGCGCGTTAGCTGTAGTTTGCATTACAAACTGGTAACGCAGCGCTACTTTTTCGGCTTGCGTCATTTTTTTAACGCTTTTTGTAATACCTTGGCTGTATGCAAATGTTTGTAAATTCGCTTCAGTCATCACTACACCTAGCTTTTTTAAAGCTTCAGTTTCGCCGTTAAAAATAGTCGCTAAGGCTTCGCTAGCCCTTTCTACTTGTATGTTTTTAAAACTAGCTAAGTCGCCAGCTAGCCCTACTAAACTAGTAGACATTGACGCAGCTTCTTGGGTAGTTAAACCCATACTAGTACCCATATCGCCAAATAGTGCGGCCATATCTAAGGCTGTACCTTGGGCTATTCCAAACTGCGTTAAAGTAGTTTTAGAAAATTCTTTTACGCTTTCGCTACTGCTTTTAAAACTTACATCTACTTTATTTAGGCTTTCTTCGAAATCACTAGCTAGCTTTATAGCAGCGCCACCAGCAGCAGCAATAGGTAGCGTAAGCCCTATACTTAGTTTTTTACCTATTCTAGTAGCGTCTTCGCCAAACTGTTTTAATTTTACGCTAGACTTATCTAACGCTTTTATTAGCTTATCGCTTTTGGCTTCTAGTATTACCCTAAGTTTTTGGTCTGGCATAGTGTAAATTTATAGCTGTAAAATTACGAAATTTTTAGCCGTTGTTATTTTTGAAGTCTGCTACTGTTTTACTGCCGCCAGCCTTAGCCCTAGCGGACCGTTCTAAAAAGCGTTCGTACTGTTCCCTAGTGCTTTTAGGCGCAGTAGCTTTTTTAGTATATACGTCTTGCGGTAGTGGTAGTAGCTGTTCTGGTTTTACCATTTGGCTACGCTTAGTACAGTTTACGTTGTACAGCATAGTAGCTATATAGCGCGTCTGTTCCCAGTTTACGTAATTTTGTATGCTATGCGCTTCGCCTAGTAGCTGGTTTTCGTTCCAGGTGTTAGCCCAAAAGTCGCTAGGGTTTATTCCTATTTGCCCTATGTAGTAGTCTAGTAGGTCGTCCCAGGTTAGGGCTTTGTTTTTTTTTGCTGTTCGCCTTTCGCTGGTTTTGGGTTGCGTTCTACGCCCATATTAAGCTGGTTTCCTAGTAGTTTAGTTTCCATTAGCGCCGCTACTATGTCGTTTAGCTGTTCGCTTTCTAGGTCGTCTAACCAGGCGCCTACAGTAAATTTATTGTAGTCTATTTCGTTACCTAGTTCCTGGTCGTTAGCTAGTAGTCCGCTGTAAATTAAATCACGAATAGCGCCTAAACTTAAACCGTTGGCGAAAACGTCGCCTATACCGTCTAAGGGTATATTTAGGGCTTCCGTAAAGTTAGCCCAGAAGTTCATACTAAAATGAAGTGTGCGGTTTTTACCGCCTAGTTTTAGAGTGTAGTACCCCCTTTTTCTGTTTGCCATATTAAAAAAATTAGCCCTAGTTCCTTACGCTAGGGCTGTTAGTTCTTTATTAGTTTGTAGTAGACGAAATAGTACCTGTAATAGTAATACTTCCGCTATACGTTACTGGGCTTTCCATTTCAGCGCTTACTTCTAAGCTATTAAGAAAACCAGCGCCGCTATAAAGTTGGTCGCCAGTTTCGGCAGTTCCAAACTCAAAAAATAGTTTTGTTCTGTTTAGTAAAAAGTCGCCTAGTTCCGCAGCGTTTTGGCTGTCGGTGTAGTCTACTAAACCTTCGAAGGAAATTTCACCGCTACGTAAACCAGCAATAACTTCCTGGTAGCCGCCGCTGTCTTTAGTAGTAGCTTCTGGTAAATCTGCGCTCAAAGATATAGTACAGCTTGTAGTGTGTCCTATATTCGCTTCGCTTCCGTCTGTAGAAGAAACCTTTAAAAGTAGGTCTGTTCCGTTAAATACTGTACTAGCCATAAGTCGTTTTATTTTTTACAAATTTACGTAATTTTTTTTATACGTAATCAATACCAAAAAACGTATGTACGCCGTTGTCTTCTAGTGTTATTTCGTAGTCTACCCAGTCTTCTGGCTGCTGGTCTATACCTTGCCAAAGTACGTCTATGCTGTAGTTATCAGCTAGTACAGGCGCTGTAGTTTCTACTAGTTCGCCGTCTTCGTCTAGTTCATATTCGCCAGGTGTTAATACTATGTGTCCTAACTTTACAATAGTGTGGCTGTGCGCTGGTGTAGTTTCTTCTAGTTCTTCGTCGTATATTGAAGGCAAAGAATTTATAAGCGCGTCTGCTGCGGCTTCGTCTGTAAATTCGTATTTTTTAAATATATACATAGCTAGCTAGTTAGTGTTTGTAGTTCTGCGTTTGTTAGTGCTGTGTCAAAGTACATAGCTTGGTATATTTTTCCTCTATGCATTAGTGTGTTTCCGAAATTAGCATAACCAAATACCATTTTCACCAAATCAAAACCACTTACGCTTCCACTATTTGCTTTGTAAAGTTCGCCATTAACATAGCTTGCACAATCTCCGTCTTTATACCTTATTGCAATCTTGTATCTTTGATTTGCAACAACGTTGCTTATTGAGTTTGATGCATCCCATACTGCCCTTGTTCCACCTGATGAAACAATATAAATTCTTAATTTACCTGAATAATTATCAATGGTTATTCTTTGAGAACCGCCACCTCCTGAATTATATAATCCTATTGGCATTTGGTATATACTCGTTGTGCCTTGTTCGCTAAATTCAAAATCAACAAATAAAACACCCTCTGTATTATTTATTAAGTTAGTGTCTGACGTTCCGCAAGTATCTACTGTCCTTGTAACTGCGCTTCCGCTTGTTGGTATGTAGCTTGATGTGTAAGATACACTACCGCCTGATGCGTTATCCTCTATTTGCGCGCCCCATATATAAAATTGGTCGCCATTAAAATTTTTAACTCCATAACCTATATTAGCGTTTAAACCCCCTAAAGTCGAAGTAATTTTAGCAGAAACCCTATACCAATTATTTGCGTATTGTTCAATTTTTGCATTGGACATTGTACCGCTTGTACTTGTTACTGTTCCATTTGTTAAATTAAAAACAGCTGTTCCACTTTGTGTAAAGTTTTGTATTGTAAAATTATTACCATTTATATTTTTAACAAAAATAGAAACATAATAATTTGCATAATACATAAACACACCGTCATAAATATAACTTGTACCTGCCCCATTCCCAGTAAGTAAATCAGCGCTTTGTGTACCGTTTGGTGCTGTAGTTTGGTTGCCTGTTATTGTTGTTCTTGTTTTAATCCAACTACCGTTGGTAAAATCCTCACTATTTAAAAATAAATTACGTCTTGTAGGTTCTAAAAGTAAACTCGGACAGCTGGCTGGTGTACCGTTTGTTAAATCGTAGTTTAACCTACCTACGTTAGTACCCATAGTTTCTACTAGTCCAGCTTTATTTATTCTAGTGGCGCTACCGCTTCTACTAAAGGTAAAATCGCCGTCGCCGTCTGTAGGTATAGCGCTATATATTTTGCTAGTTTTATATGCTGCTGGTATAAGTGCCAGGCTTGCGTTATCTTTTAAAGCCATTTATTGTAATTTTTACAAATTTACAAAAAATACTATCGACGTTTGCCCTGTCCTCGTCTTGGCTTCTTATAGCCCTTTTGTCCTGGGCTTGCGTTCTTACTGTGTTTACCTGGGCGTTTCTTTTTAGCGTTAGCCCTAAATACAAACTGCGGTAGCTTAGCCATTACTTACTTTTGTCTTTTAGTTTTTCGTAGGTGCGAAGTCCACCTAGCCCTAGCATACCCATAAGTACAGTTAGTAGGTGTTCCATTTGTAAAGCTGGCGGCATTATATTAGGGCTTAGCCAGGCTATTAAATCGCGTAGTATAAAGTTATATAGTAAAGCTAAACCGCAAACCCAGCCTATAAACGGACGCCACCCAGCTACAAATATACTGCGGTGCTGGGCTTCTATTTTGTTTACTTCGTTCTGTACCTTTATTAGTTCTAGTGCTTTTTCTGGGTCTATTTCTTTGCCTTTTATAGCTTCGCGTAAGTCTTTAGCAAAACTACCTAGCGCACTATCGCCGCCTGTATTAAGTCCTAAAAGTTTAGCTAGTAGTGCCTTCATTAGTATAACCAGTTTACATTTTGCGCTTTGTCGCCGTCTATGTCAATATGTACAAAACCCTTACCAGTTCCTATACGCTTAATTCCTAATAGCATAGCTATACGTATAATTTCGTAGCGTTCTGTATTGTTTTTAATAGCTATGTCTACAGCTAAACCTTTTAGGTGGCTGCTGTTTTTAGACGCGTTTTTACCTAGGCTAGCATTGTGTTCTGGCGTTCTGTAGCCGCTTGTAATTTTTATAGGCTTACCATATATAGCGCGCATTTCGTCTAACAGTTCTAGTAAGTCCTGGTCCATATTTACACCACTACCTGGCGCGTCTGGGCTGTCAAATTCTGCTATACTAAAGTATTTTAACATCTTATTTATTTATACAGTTTTCTAGTTCTTTAAAATCTAGTTTTAATTTTTCTACGTCTTCTATAAGTTTAGACTGGTATTTTTCAGCATATAATAAACGCAAATTTTGCTCGGCATCATCTGGTAAAGCCCCTAGTTCACCGCGAGGCCATTTTATTCTAAATTCGCTATTCATACCTACTTCGTTTTGCATACGCACTACGTCGAGGGTCATTTGTTGAATTTCAGCTATTAAAGTAAAGTACACCCCAGCCACAGACAAAAGCCCAGCGCAAATAGCTATAATAGTTTTAGCGTTTACATTAAATTTAGTATTTTCGCTTAATTCACTCATTTATCTTGACTACTGCTTTACCTACGTGCTGGTGCGCGTGTTTTATAGTTGGCGCTAGTAGTGGGTGTTCTGCTATACTACTGTGCGCAGCGTGTACGCAATAAGGACAGTTGTCGGCGTAAACTTTTTCTATTTTTTCTTTTATTATTTGTGTATCTACTTGTATAGAATAAACACTACTAACTAACCAGCCAGCTACACCTAGCAATAAAGTTCCAGCTAGACCTACTATTTTTTTATCTAATTCCATTACTTTTTATTCTGTTTGTACAGTCCGTTCCATTTATATAACGTGTACCCTATTGTAGTAAGTAGAAGTATAATTTTTAAAATCAGTTCTAGTTCTGTTAGTGATAGGGCAAAAGCGCCTATATTCATAGCGTAAAGTTTAAAGTCTTGTACTTCCATAGTGCAAAGATAAAAATTTTAAAAACTTAAAACTGTTATTTGAAAACCATTGACTTTTATAGTCCCAGTTCCGCTACTTTCTACTTGTACTTTTACGCCTGTGGTTTGTACGTCCGCTGTTACGAAAAACTGCATAGTGTCTACAAAGTGGTGCGCATCGTGTGTACTACCTAAGTCAGTATGTAAAAAATGTAATTCTGTAGTAGTATCTGGAAAATATAGCCTAGCGTCTATGTGCTGGTTACTACTGCCTGGCGTGTATTCAAAATCTGTTCTAACTATTACTACTTTACCAGCTGCTATTTCGCCTAAGTCTATAGTATTAGTAGCGCTGTCCCAAAGGTCGCCAGTAACATAGCTAGGTTTATATGTAGTTAGCGTACCGCTGCCGGCTTTGTCGTTTGTTAGGTCCGTCCAGGTGTCCGCTGTTAGGTTAATAGGCGTACCGCTAGTAGTAGCATCTTCGTAATACGCAAAACCGCCTAAAGTATCGTATAAAGCGTTAACACTACTTTTTATTTCGTTCACGTTAGCAGCAGTTACTTTATATATTTCTGCTAGTGCGCTAGTGCTGTTATCGGTTTTGTTAGTAAAATTAATTTTAGCCATATCTTTTTATTTAGGTTTGTAGTTCGCTTTGTAGTTCTGTCTGTAGTCCACCAGTAGGCGGTATTTGTTCTATACGGTTACTAAGTTCTATAATAGTCCTAAAGTAGGTATAGTCTTCGCTGTCTTCTGTTAGGTAATTTATACCAGCTACAGTACTAGTAAATACTTTAAAACCTTCCGCTTCTAGGTCTATATAGTCGGCGCTTCTGGTACGTACTAATTCTAGTATAGCGTCTGTTATTAAGTTGCTGTCTAGTTCGCCGCCACTATCGCCAGAAAACCTAGTGATAACTTCTAAGCGCGTTATAGTTTCTGTTATATAGTTTGTTTGGTTTTGGTCTACTTCGTCGTTAGAAACGCTGTAAATACGTATAAAAGGGTATGTAGCGTTACTGGGTATTCTATTATAGACAGGTACTGTAGCGCCGCGTAGTAGGACGTTACCAGCTAGTTTACCTATAAGGGCTTTACGTACTCTATGTATTACTTCTCGCATTTATATATATTTTTTTAGTTTGTCGTCTAGTCTACCCATTAGCGCCTTTAACGCTTCGCGTACACTAGGAAAAAAGAAGGGCTGCGGTTGTATGTTTACCTGGCGTTTACCTTCGCCTTTAAATAGCATCTTAATTTCACTAGCGCTAAAACCTAGCGCTTCCGCTTCTTTAGTATCTATATAGCGCCCAGTTCCAAACTCTTGGTAGGGTGCGTATAGTTTGTTATATCCTACTTCGGCTGTATTGCCTTTTTTAGCTGTATATACAGACTGCTTTAACCCACCGCCGCGCTGTCCTTTAGCTTTGTTTACAGGTACGCGTTTAGTACTACGCCTTACTATATCGGTAGCCGTTTTACCTATTTCGCTGCTAAGTTCCTGGCGCGAAAACCTTTTAAGCTGCTTTAGCTTTTTATCTAGTATAGCTAGGTCTTGTGGGTTTATCTTAGCGTTCATTAGTCTATTTTTGTAGCGGTTATCGTAGTATAAAAGTCCTGGTCGGTTTCTACTATACTATTTATTCTGTACTTAGGTCCAGAACCTTCTACCTGTAGTAAGTCCTGGTCTTGTATTTCGTCCGCTGTCTTTTTACGCATCATTAATTCTATACCTACAAAGTGCTGGCGCTGTCCGTTTTTGCTTTTAATTTCGCCGTTTACATACGTCAAACTAGCCCAGTAAGTAGCTACTGTAGCTTCTGTAGAAGTAAAGCCGCCAAAATCGTCCTGGCTTTTAGTTAGCCTTATTACAGCTATGCGTGTATCTAGTTTGCCAGCGTCCATTATATAAACATTGTTTTATAGCTATTTAAAAGCGCCCTAGTTTCTGTAGGTACGTCCTGTACTATAGTTCCTGTTTTATAGTCGCTGCGGTTATCGTATAACGTGCTTACAAATTGTAGCATAGCGTTCTTAATAAGGTCGTCGCTTAGCCCAGCTGTTACGTAAGTTATTTTAACGTCTTTAGCGCTTCCGCCGTCTAGTTCTATACGTTCGTTGTCTAGTCCCTTTACGGTGTAGTCTGCGGCGTTACCTTCACTAGTTACGCTGCTTATACTAGCTACTGGACCAAAGGGTATATCTATTATAGCTTCTGTTTGGCTTAGGTAGTACGTTCTGTTCTTAGCTACTATATCGCGGCTTATATAATTTTCGCAAAATATACGCGCCTGGGTTATCATTCTATTAATTAAACTATCGTCGGCGCTAGTGTCTATACGTACGTAGTTTTTAACGTCGCTAGTAGTTATTATTTCGCTGCCTGTAGTACTATTTATTTTTATCTGGCGCATATTATATTTTTTGTAAAAATACGAAAAAAAAAGCGCTACCTATTAAAGCAGCGCCTTCCTATGAAACAAATGATAAAAACAGAAAATCTTAATTTATTAAAGCAAAGTTATTAAAATTGTTTTTATACTTTCCCTGTATTGATAACCTTATACTTCTTTGTTGATAATTAGGTACGATAAAAAAGCCGTCTAGTACAGTAAAGTAAATAGCGAAGTAGTCTACTTCTTCTTTTGTGTAGAAGTCTGTACTGCGCCTTAATACTATATGTATGTTATTACCGTTAAACTTACGTTTAGCGCTTACGTTCTTTACTTGTATCTTATATAGCTTTAAATCGCGTTCTAGTATGCAGTCGTAAGGGCTGCTGTGTAGCAGCGGCATAGATACGTTAAAGCCTTGCTCTATAGCTTTTACGCTAAATTTATATTCAGCTAAACAGCCTAACTGGTTATGGTCCACTTTGTTTTAAGTTGCTTTGACTAAGCTACAAAAAAAAAACCGCCCAAAATAAGACGGCTTTTTAACAATTAATCAAAATAACTATGAAAAAATCTACACTTATTTAACGCCTGTGTAGCGGCGCATTACGTTACTAGCTTCTGTTAGCTTTTGTATTACTAGTATTTTCTGGGTTATTGGTAGGCTGTTAAACCTATCCTGGTCTACTAGTTCTTTAAATTCGTCTAGTATTGTATTATTTCTTTGCATAACCTAAAACACTTAAACCTAAAATAAACATAAATATAAGACCTATAATGTCGTCGTATATAGCTAGGTCGCGCACACCCAGCGCTAACAAACCCCAGCCTAGTATTGGCTTTATATACTTCATAGCCCCACCCATTTGTCTGCTAAAGCGCATAAATACACAAAACCAGTCATTAAGCCAAAAGCGGCAAAGTATATAATACAGTCAAAAATAAAGTTCTCTATTTTACGTTTCATATTGTTAATTATTTATACAGCAAATATACATATTAATTTTAAACATACAAATAAATCTTAAACTTTTTTACAGGGTATAAAAAAACCCCAGTCGTTAAACCAGGGTTTGTTTAGTGTATAGCGTTATACTACTTATGCAGTTTCTAAGGCTGCTTTGTCTACGCTAAAGTCGCCAGTTACAAAGGCGTTAGGTAGATAGTTAGTAAGCGCTACGCGTTCCTGTACTCTTACAGTTACAAAACCGTCGCGTACGTTAGTGCCGTCTTCTCTAAAGAATTCTACACCTACGTTGTCGCGTACCCATAACTGCGTACCCATTCCGAAGTTACCTACTAGGTATTTGTCAGAAGTAACAGCAGTAGATAAAATAACAGGCACACCGTTAATGCGTGGCTGTAGCCCTTGGTTCCAGTCTTTTACTAGGTATTCGTTTTGCGAAGACTTTAGTAGTAAAATTTTGTGGAAGTCAGTAGGGTTAATCATAATGTAGTCAGCAGCGTAGTTAGATAGTGCTAATTGGTTCAACGCTACAGTAAGTACGTCAAATTCGTTAGCGCTTTCGATAGCGTTAGCAAACCCACCAGCAGCAAAAGCCGCAGCGTCTGTAATGATACCAGACAAGTTTGGCGCAGTACCGTTACCGTTCAAAATTTGCGTGTCTTCTACTTCTAGTAGTTTTTCTGGCGCACGTGCCGAAAGGTAGCTAGTAAGCTGTGGCGTATCGTTTAGCATCTCCTCGGAAATTCTAAAATAGCTTGCTATCTTCTGTACGTTAGCGTCGGTAGCTGTAAAGTCAAAGTCAGACTGTCCCATAGTAGCGCCTTCTGCTGTAGCAGCAGCGCCGTTAGTATAGCCACTTTCTTTAACAAAACGTACTACGTCGGAAGTTGTAGAACCTTGGGGTATTAATTGACGCACGTGTACCAAACGCGTAGGGTCATATTTGTACCCAGGTACGCGGTCAGCTGGAATTACCTCTCCAGTAAAATCGGCCCCGGTAGTCATATCCGCTTTAACTTCAAAACGCGCAGCTTTAGACATTCCGTTACGCATAGCGTCAATAGCGCCACCTTCGATAGCTTCTACTAAAGCGCCTTTAAAAGATACTTTTTTACCAGCTTCGAATTGCTTTTTGTTAGCTACTTCCATAGCGTCAAAGCGTTCGTTAAACTTGTTAGTCAAATTTGAAATTTCAGACTTTAGTACTTCGTCTGCTTTTCCAGTCGCGCTGTCTACAGCTTGACCGTATGCCTTTTCTAGTTTAGCGTCGATAATGTCGCCTAACTGGTCTAGGTGTTGTTTAGTATTTTCGTTCATAATTGAAAAAAATAAAAAGTTAGTTATTAAATTTATTTATTAAATACTCAAAAACCGCCTGGTCGTCTTCTACTGGCTGCGTGTCGTTAGACGGCGCAGTAGCTGTCGCGAATAAACCTTTAAGTTTTAGTAGTTCTGCTTCGATAGCGTAGCCCATTTCGTCGCTTATATCGCCTTTGCGTATAAGTTTAGCTAGCGCATCGTATCTTTTAAAAATGTTTTCCTGGGCTTTAGCGCCTTTAACGTCTAGTATTTTAGCTTCTTCGTTAGCCGCTAATGTTACGGCGCTTACTTCGTATAGCTTTACTTCTGTTATTTCGCGATAGTCGCCTTTATGTTCTTTTTGCATTGGTAGAATACCTACGCTGTTTTCAGTAATTACGCCAGCCTTCATAAGTTCTAGTACGTCGTTACCTAGTGTAGTCTTGGCTATTTCAGCTGTAAACATTAAGCCTTTGTCGTCTTCTACTAGTTCTACCATTTTACCTAGTGGCTGCGCCATATTGTGCTGGTATAAGTATTTAACGCGGTGTCCGTTTTCTTTAATAGTCTTAGCGTATGCACCAGGGCGTATAATATCGCTGTCGCTATCTTTGTTATTAAAGTAGCTAGCGTACCCTTTTACAATACCTTTTTTTTCGTCTGCGTCTACTAGTTCGCCTAGTGGCGCGCTTTTAAATAAAATACTCATACTAGAATAATTTTTACAAATTTACGGTTTTTTTATTAGTGTTATTTCGCCTTGGTCTGGACCCATTCCGTCTTCTACAGCTTCTAGTATTAAACCTTCTTTTAGTGCTTTTTTAAGCATATCTATTAAACCTTCGTCGCCTAAATAACTAAAGAAGTTAAAAGGGTTTTCAGCGTCTGGGTTAGCCGCTTGGTATTTTTCCATTAGTATAAATAGTTCGTCCATTATTTACTTTTTAAAAGTTCGTCCCAAAGTTTTAAAGTGTCGGCGTATAGTTCTGGAAAAAGTTCTTTAAATAAAGGGTTACCGCCGTCGTAAAAGTTTTCGCTAGCGTGCGCTAACACTTCCCAGCGCTGGGCGTTTTTACCATATCTACCTTTATAATAAACATTTTTATGCCCACCACCTACTTTATTTTTAGTAATAGCGCCGAAAAAATCATAGGTAGCGCCCCTTAATTCTTTATACTCGTCGTCGGTTAGTTTATATTTCTTTTTAAAATAGTCGGCTTTATCTTTATCGAATAAAGTACGTAGCTTCATATTATACTTAAAATGTATATCGCCTTGGCGCCTATCTCTAAAACCTAGCTGTTTATTAAATTTATTAAAGTATTTTTCTACTATTGTATTAGAAACTATTTTAAAGCTAGACCATTCATTTTGAAAATGTACTTGATGTCCTATTTCGTGGTTCAAAACCTTATTAAAAGACTTACTACCTTTTTTAAATCTTAGCGTTCCTATCTCTATATATGTATTGTCAGCGCTTAAAAAAGCACCTTTATTTGCTTTTAGTCTAATATCTATACTTTGCTTTACATCTTTTAGTATTTGTAGGTCGCCTACTATATAGCCCTGGGCTTCTAATTTCTTTAACTGGTTATACTGGTCTAGTGCTGGGTGGTTTACCCTTTCGAAGTAGTCGCCTAGCGGTTCGCCTTTGCCCTGTTCTGGTCCGCTGTACCTTGGCTTAGGTTTTGGTTTTGGTGCGCCTACAGTTGCTGCTATACTAGCTACGTCTGCGGCTGTTAGTCCACCAGTAAGGTTTTCGCCAGCTAGTCCTACGCCTATATTTTCTAGACCTTCTACAGCTACAGCGTCTTCTATAGGTACTGGTATAGGGACGCATCTACAGTTTATTACGTTACTAGCGCTACCGCGTCTGTCGCCTGGTTCCATTAGTTCTTCGCCTTGCACTATAAAGGGCTGGTTAAAAAGTACTGTCTGTCCGTCTGCTGCCCTATGGCTTGCGCGTTCGCGTCCGTCTAGTGCTGTAGACCATTCCTTATATAATTGGTCTGGTGGAAAAATAGTAGTAGCGCTTTCTAGTATAGCCCTATTACTTATAGCGGTGGTTTCTGTTTTTATAAACCGTTCGGCTTGGTATTTACTATAGCCGTCAAATTGTCGACGTAATATACGCGCTTGTTCAGCTGTACCTAGCGCTTGCCATTCTGGGTCGCGGCTTAGCTTTGTCGTAAGGGCTATAAGCGTTTTTAGTGCTGTACCCTGTACTAGTGTTACGTTTGTTTTAGCTACGCTTGCGCCATAACTAGCAAAACTTGCGCGCCATTGGTTTTGGTATTGGTCGGCGCTTTGCTTTTTTACAAATTTTTCAAAGTTTCTAAAATACCAGTTAGCAAAATGTAGCCCTGTTTCTTCGTAGTAGTCTTCGTAGAATTTAGACAGAAACGTAATAGGAAAAAGACCCTGTACTATTATACGCCCTTCGTTTACAAACTGGTCTACCCCTTTTGCGTATTCAGCGTTATACCATTTGCGTAGTTTAGCTATATACTGGCGTTCCATTTTACCGCGTTCACGTTCGACGGACGTTTGCCAGACTTGCTTAAACTGCTTACTTATAGCTGGCTTACTATAGCGTTCGTACTGGCTATAGCAAAAGGCTACGCGTTGCTGCGTATTAGGAAAATCCGCTATGCTTTCGGCGTCGCTTACGCATCTAGTAATAAACCTACTGCGGTCTTCGCCTGGTCTTGGTTTAGGCATTTTCTTCTAGTTCGGCTAGCTTTTTGTTTGCGTATACGCGCATAGCTTCGCCGCCCCATAAGTTGTAAGCTACAAAACCGTTATCTAGCCAGGGTTCGTCTTTATATTTTGGGTCTACAGTACTGTACGTTTTAGCGCGTTCTAAATAGCTTCTAGTGCGTTTTAAAACGTCTAGGCTAATTGGTTCGCGGCTGCTTAATTGCTGCGCCCTAGCTAGCCCTACGTTAGTTCCAGCGGTTACTACATCCCTTCCGTATTCTTCTATCCAGCCTAGCATACGCTTAGCGTTGTTACTAGCTGTTTGTGGGTAGTCGTCGTAGCTTTCGGCTTTAGTGTCTAAGTCGTCCGCTTTAGCTTCTACAGTTTCGGCGCTTACTACAATATCTTTAAGCGCCTGTTTTATTAGTTGTTTTTCAGCTTCTATATCTACAGCCATTGGTGCTGGTTCTGGTATTTCTATATCCTGGTTACTTACTGGTAGTAGGTTACTAGGTATATAGTAGTCGTCCATAGCTGGCGTGTCTTCGTCTTTGCCGTAATTCATTACAGCGCGTTTTTCGTTTGGTGTTATCCACCAGGCAGCGCTAAGCTGTTGTACTACTTTGTCGTTTTCTTCTTGTAGTTCTGGTATAGCTGTAAAGTCAAAGTCTAGGTATAGGTTGTCGCCGTACATTGGTACTAGCCAGCGGTTCAATTCGTCGCGTAGTTTTACTAGTTCTGGTATTACAGCGTTCTGGTATAAAGCCTTTTTGGCTTCTTTCATATTGTTATAGGTGCTGGCTTCTGTATTATTAAGCAGCTGTACAGGTACGTTATAGATATTACAAATATCTTTTATAGACGCGTTATACTGTTCTATTAGTGAAACGTCCGCAGCGTTTAAACCAAAGTTAACCCAGCTTAGTTTCTTAGGCGTTATAATAACGTCGCCACCGTTGTCGCTACCCTGGTACTGCTGTCTAAATTTATCCTTTAACTGTTGCGCCTGTACTTCGTTTAGGTCGCCTTCTTCGGACATAAGTACACCCCTAGCGGTCTGGTTCTGTAGATATTTAACCCCTGTAGTTACAGCTTCGTTATTTGTTGTTAAACTTCTAAGACCAGCGCGTAGTGGGCTTTGACCGTATAAGTGGCTGCCTGTACCGTCGTAGTATGGATTAAAGTCTTTTATATGTAGTACACAGTCTGCGTCCATACTGTACTGTCCGTTATACTCTATACGGTATTCCTTTATAGGTTGCATAATACCGTTACTAACTATTTCTACCACTTGGCTGGGCAGTACGTATAGTTCGGTGTACTTACCCTGGTTAGGTCCGTTGTCTGGTCCTATACCATATACATAACGGTTACCAGTTAGTTTGCCAAAGGCTATTAATTCTGTTAGCCAGCTGTTATAAGACTGCGCTGGGTTTGGTCTGTCTAGCAGTTGGTGTAGCGCCGTGTCTTTAACTTCTACTAGCGCGTTCTTCTGTAGCATCTTAGCCTGGTACATAGTACTACTATCTAGCGTGCCGCTTGTTAGCGCCTTATAGCGTTTTAAATCGTTGTCGCTTTGTTTTTCGTATATCTGGAAGGGTATAGTAGTAGCCGCCTTAGTAATAATGTTTACCAGCGAATATACCGTAGCGTTCTTACGGTAGCCTTCGTCTATATAGCTTCTGTCGTTTTCTGGGTTCCATAAAATACTTTCGCCTAAATACTGGTATATAGCGCGGTTATATTCTGCTGCTGTTTGTTGGGCGTTCTTTGTTATTAATTTACTAAGACGTTCTAATAGGCTAGGCATACTTAAATTTTTACAAATTTACTATTTTTAAATTACAAAAAAGTCGTTACGGTTCTTATATAGGCTGTAGGTAGAATATCTAAGCGCGTCGCATAGGTGGTTATGCTTATCTATTGGTGTGTTTATTACCGTACCGTCCTTTAGCTGCTGCCAGTAGTAGTTCTGTTGTTCTTTGATTAGGTTAGTACTTTCTTCGCTTACTATTACGTCAAATTCCTTTAGTAGCGATATTCCAGCAGTAATAGACCCAGCGCCTTTTATAGCTGGCTTAGCTAGGCAGTCCATTTGTTTAAGTTCTACAATACTTTTAGGTTCGGCGCTATCACAAAACATTAGCGTATGATTTAAACCTTGCGCCTTTAAAAAGTCGCTTATATCGCGGTTTGTTAGTCCTGTCTTATATAGCAGTTCGTGTACGTATAGCTTGTTACCTTTCTTAGCTACTTTAAGTATAGCTGTAGGGTCGTTCGTAAAGCCAAAGTCTAAGCCTAGGTGGTAGTCTAAGTCTGGGAAGTCAGCGTAAGGTATATAGGTCCAGTTCTGGAAAATCTGGCGGCTACTAAATACAGCGCGCTGCCCTTCGCCAAAGACGCGCCAGTAGTCTGGGTCGCGGTCTTTTAGTAGTTCTATTTCGCGTACTAGTTCAGCTGGTAGGAAGTTATTGTCTTGGTAAGTTGTTATCCAGGTTTCGACGTCGTCGCGGTCTACGTCTATTAGTTCTGTATATAGCCAGTGTATAGGGTCCGAAGGGTTGAAGTCTATTATAAGCTGTTCTGTCGTACGCATATTAAGCTGTCTAAAGTCTTCGTAGTCCAGTTCGTTAGCTTCGTTTATAAAGCATATATGGCGCTTCCTACCGCGTATTTTCTGTGGGTCGTCTAAATTTAAAAAAGATATAGTACAGCCGTTATACTTAAACGTGTTTTCGCTTTTATTGTGTACGCCACGATAGTATATACCTAGGCGCTGTAGTATTCCTATTAGGTCGCGCTGTACAGAACCTTTAATAGCTGGTAGCGTTTTACGTACTATATCTATTGTTAGCGGCTTCTTAGCTGTGGTTATTCTGTACACTAGGTATTGACAAACAGCGTAAGTCTTACCGCTTCTAGTACCGCCCTGGTGTATTTTTATTCTAGCGTTGCTGTTTAGGGTTTGGTAAAATTGTATATTACAGCTTTCAGTTACTTTTTGTCTGCTGGCTTCCATTCTATTAGCTTACTTTCTATAGCGCCGTCGTGTGCTATTTCCTGGCGTTCTATATAGCCGCGCTTCTTACCTTTTGTTTTTAAGTAGAATATAATAGCTGTAGGGTTTTCGTCGCGTATAAGTTTATGTAGTTTACTTTCTGCAAAGTCTAGGGCTACGTTGCTAATATCGTCTACAGCGGCTTTAAAGTCTTTGTCTTTTTCTAGCCATAGGTAGTAAGTTTTTCTGGCTATACCTATTTGCTTACAGGCTGTAGAAACAACACCTAGGCTTTTTTCTAGGGCTTCTAGCATAGCTTCTTTTTTCTGTTGTGTATTTTGTATAGCCATACTGCAAAAGTACATAAAAACGCCGTAAACTAATAACCATAAAAAAACCCACCATTTAGGTGGGCTTGTTACTATAGTTGTTTTAGTAGCCGTTGGGCTTTGGTTATTATATTCCTCTGCCGTATTAGTTCGTCGTTTAGTCTGTCTACTTCTGCTTCTAGCTTAGCTATACGTTCTGTAGCTTTGTCTAGTTCCTTTTTACGCGTTCTTAGGTAGCTAAATACTGGAAAATTTACGTTTTGCATTTTGTCTGTTTTTAGTGTTATTATAAAGGGGGTTTTTACACCCCCTGTTTTTTTTTAGTAGCCGTAGCGGTCGCGGTGGCTTAGCTGTATTGTCTTTTGTTCTTTAGGGTCGTAAGTTTTATAACCGCCTAAAACATTTTGTATATTATTTAGTTTAGCTTGCCTTTTGTTTATTTCTTGTTCTACTATACTAGCTAACCTAAATAAGTCGCGGCTATTATTAAGGTCAAGTTTGCGCCCTTTATGGTCTTCTATTCGTTTTATATAATCTTTTAAGTACATATTTCTGTTTTAATTGTTTAACAGTACAAATGTACACAAAAAATCTATACTTGCAAATTAATCTTAAACTTTTTAGGTTTTACAGGTTAGCTATTCTACTTTTAGACCAAACTTTATTTTAAGCTGGGTACGTAGTAAACCGTTTTCGGCTTCCAGTTGTATAACCCTTTGGTATAGTTCAGACTTCTCTAGTTTAAGCCGTTCTAAGTCCCTTTTTAGTAGTATATCTGGTTTAGACATTTGCTATAAATCAGTATACCAGCCTATAGTTATACCAAATAAAAAGCATAAAAACTGTAGCTGGTGGGTATTGTAGCTAGTTGGGTCTTCGCCGCGTATAAAGCTATCTGTATAAGATACGCCAGCAATACAGCCGTAGATAGGAAAAATAGTTATATACATAGTTCTACTTATTATGTTTTTCGTAAAGATAGGTATAAAGTTCCCATATTTTAGCGCTAGCTGCCTTATTATTAGTGTATATATCTGGGCTGCGTACCTTTTTGCCGTTGTCTTCTATTACTATTCCTAGCCCTTTTTTAGTCGCTACTACGTATATTTTTATACCATTTTTTAGCGCCCAGGACATAGCCTTATATGCTTTATTATTCATTAAAATAGTCTTGTTTGTTGTTTGTGTTCGTTTATTCTTTTTTTTGCTATGTTAAAATAATTTTCGTCCATTTCAATACCTATAAAATTTCTATTTGTATTTAAACAAGCTACTCCTGTGCTACCTGACCCCATTGTAAAATCTAAAACTGTTTCGTTTTCATTGGTGTAGGTTTTTATTAAGTATTCCATTAAAGAAACAGGTTTTTGAGTAGGGTGCAAACTATTTCCATTTGCTATGTGTGGTCTTTTAAAAAATTTTACACTTGTGGGGTATGTTCCTTTATTGTAGTCAATAGTATAATCACTTCTATTTATTTTGATTATCTCTCCTGTGTTGTTTTCTTTTTGTTTTGTTGTATTTATTTTTTGCAAATTTTTAAATCTTTTTTTGGTGCTTTGAGAATATTCTTGCATTTGTGGATTATATGTAGGTTGTTTTTTATAGAACACGCTTATTATTTCGTGTCTTTTTAAAGGCATTTTATTTGCTAAAGCAAAAGCACCGCCTATATTTTTTTGCCATATCCAATCGTATTTATAGTTTTTTATATTACTCATTCTTAAATAACTACTAAACGGTTCACTACCAAACAAAACTATTGCACCGTTAGGCTTTATTATTCTATTTAACTGTTCCCACATTAAATCAAAATCAATAACACTATCCCATTTACAAGCTGTCGTTCCGTATGGTGGGTCTGTAATTATAGCATCTATACTTTTATTAGGTATTGTAGTCATTATTTCTAAGCAGTTACCTTTATATAATTTTATGTTTTGTTTTTTTATTATATCCATTATATATATTTTATATATCTAGTCCCAGGGTACATTAGTATCTTTTATTACTTCAAACGTCTTACTAGCCTTACCTATAGGCTTATATACGCCGCCGTTATGGAAGTCTGGCGCTAAGTCAAACTGTCCCAGCTGTCCGTTTTCTTTACGTTTTATTTTTTCTACATAGATAGTTACTAAGTCGCTTTTGTATTCTGTCTTTTGCCCTACAGACCTAAAGCATACTAGACCATTATAGGCTTTGTTATAGAAGTCTGCGCTGCCGCTAATATCGTACAAATTGGGCTTTTTAAATACGCCGTTATCGCTTTCTATTTTTCTAGGGTGTGCTACTAGGAATAGGTGTGTGTTTGTCTGCTGGCAAAACTGCGTTATTTCGCTTAGTAGTTTGCCTATGTAGGTAAAGTCGCGCTGCGCCGAGTGGTCCAGCATATTCCAGGGGTCAATTACTAGCACGTTTACACCCTTTTGGAATACTAGTTGTCTAAAAGCGTCTAGTATACCCTTAAGCGTTAAGTTTTCTAAGTCTATTTTTATCCAGTAAAAATGTTCTTCTATAAAGTCTTTTGTATTGTTTAGGTCGTCTGTATTACAGCTTTTACCGTTTAGTTTGTCAGCTATACGCTTTATATGGCCTTCATAAGGGTAGCTTTCAGGGCTAAACATAGCGCAGCGGAAGTTGTACTTTGTTGTTAGGTTCACTAGTACCTGGTCTATAAAGTCGCTTTTTCCGCTATTAGGTATACCAGTTACTACAGTCCATTCCCCAAAAGCCATATTGAAATAGTTATCGCTTTCGCCTAGGTTTATACTATAGTTTTTTATACCGTTTTCGTTATAATTTAGTACGTTATTCCATATATTATTTAAGTTTAGTACGCCTTCTAGTGGGAAGTTCTTAGCGTCGCTTATTATTTGCCGTAAGGTTTCGCCACCTTTTTGTATTAAAACTTCGTTAGCGTCTTTATAATCGCCGAATTCGACGTATTTACAGCGGTAAGCGCCTAACCTTCTAGCTAATTCGTTACGCAGCTGTAGCCCTGGCTGGTCGTTATCAGTGCATAGTATTATTTCGTCTTTGTCTTCAAAATACTTATAGCAGTTGTCTAAATAGTCTAGCTTTTGCGTTCCTTTACTAGCGCCGTTAGGTACGCTACAAACGCTGTATAGTCCAGCTTCGTGTAGGCTTAGCGCGTCCATTTCGCCTTCTACTATATAACAGCGCTTTTTATCTTTTAGGTTGTCTACACCGTAGAAAATTAATTCAGCGCCAGAAACCATTTTAAAGTTTTTTTCAGCGTCGCGGTATTTTACGTTTATTAGTTCGCCTTCCCTAAAATAATTAAAGTTAATCGTACGGCGTTTTTTCTGTACCTGTGGTATGTATTCTAGGCTTTCGCCTATTTTCCAATGTACTAGCGTAGGTTCAGTAATAGACCTACCAGCAAACCAGTCTATAATACGGTTATTTAGTTCTGCGTTTACTTTAACTGGCTTTATATATTCTTTTTTAGGCGTAAATTTTACGTTACCAGCATAACCGCAGTTATGGCAGTTATATACGCCTTCATCTATATTTACGCTTAGGCATTTGTCGCTTTTGTTTTTTCTGGTGTGGCTACATTTTGGGCAAGTTGTTTTAGTTTCGCCGCTGTTAGCCGTTAGGTGTATACCTAAGTCCTGTAGTTTCTGTTTGTATTCCATTTGTTTGTTTGTTTCGTTTGCTAACCTACAAAATAATTTAGTGCAAAAATTAGCATTTGTACTGTAATAATATAAATAGCAGTAAAATAAGCAGCTGCTTTTAGTAAAAATTTATGGTTTCTGTTTAACTTCATATCTTAAAATTTAAAATAAAGTTTGTTGCGCCTGTTGTTGTTTAAGGCGTTTTATAGCTGCGTCGTAGTAGTCTTTGTCTAGTTCGCAAGCTGTTAAATCATAACCTAAATTATGGCAAGCTATAGCTATAGAACCACTACCTAAGTGGGTGTCTAGTATTTTGTTGCCTTCTTTAGCGTAATTCATTAGTAACCATTCGTATAACTTAACAGGTTTTTGTGTTGGGTGTATTCTAACTTCTTTATTTTTCATATCTTGTTGCAACATACCATTCCAAACAATTTCACAAATATTAACACTTTTAGTCATAGATAAATAAGCAAGTTCAGCTCTACCAAAGGCAGTTCCTTTTTTATCCCAACATAATCTACCACCACTTAAATCATAATTTTTATAAAAGTTTACTCCCCAAATGATTTGATTTTTACTAACTCTTTTCAGTTCATTAAAATACTCAACACTTGGTGCAACATTATCAAATACTTTGTAGTTTGTTCTTTTTGTAGCTTGTTTACCTTGGTTTTTATTATCTTTTAACCCTATGGCATCATTACCACCATACGGCGGGTCCACAATAGCAAGGTCAAAGTAGTTATCTGGGTATCGCGCCATTAGTTCTATATTGTCTTCGTTTGTTATTTCTATCATATCTAAAATTTATATAAATAACGCTTTACAGCGCTGCTTTTTTGTAGCATCATTACTTCTTTTTCTACTTTTTTAGTGTCGTTAAAAATAGACTGCCTAGGGCTTTGTATTTTCTGTTTAGTGTATTTTATACTATCTAGGTCGAATACCCAGCAGCCTTTAAAGTCTATTACGGCGTAGTAGCGTTCTGCAAACTTATTCACAGCTAGTAGCGCCTTATATTTATATACTTCTAGCATTTTGTCTGTATAGGCTTCGCTTCTAAATTTAAATTCTATAATACATTTTCTACCATTTAAATCTAAACCTTCTGCGTCGTAGTGGCTAAAGTCTTTGCCAGTCCATTCTAACTTCCAGCCGTCTAAATTTAGTAAAAATACTAGCTGCTGTTCTAGTTCGTGTATTTTTTCTATGTTATCTGTGCGCATATTCTAGTATTTCTTTATATTCAGCTGGCGTCAAATTCATTCGCAAATTAAAGTCCTGTACTACGCCGTTATTAGTAATAGCTTTAACCATTTTTTCTCCGTCTTCTGTATATGCTACAAATTCTTTAACGCCTTTTACTTTGTTTAAAGCCGTAGGACGCGTTCTAAGCGCGTTTCGTTCCATAAACCTGTCTATGTATCGTACGCCGTTTTTATCGCTGTTACGTAGCTTTAAAACGCTTAAAAAGTTTTCAGACCAGAATTGGTCTTGGCGTAATTTTCTACAAACTTCGTAAACTTGGCGTAGGTCGTAGCCGTCTATACGTTCTATTCTGTCTAGACAAACCTTCCATTTTTCTACTGTAGTAGGCGCCTTTGGTCTATACCTTTCAGGAAAAAGTTGTACGAAGTGTGGATAGGATTTTTCGACGTTTTCAGACTTCGTACTATTATTACTTTTTGTATATGTAGTTATATCTTTATAACTATATATACTAGTATTACTTTGTATCGGATTTTCAGGCGACGGTTTTTCAGGCGACGGTTTTTCAGGCGCTGGTGCGTCTTTTAGTATGTAGTTATAACCTACTATTTTACCGTTTTTACGTTCTTGTTGCCTAATAAGATAACCTAGGCTTTCAAGTTCAGCTAAAGCGCCGCGAATAGCGTCCCTACCGTTTTTAAAGTGGTTTGTAATAAAATTTATAGTTATTTTCTGGTTACTACTGTGGCTAAATAAATAGCAGTACAGCCCTGTAGCTTGCTGGCTTATACCTTGCTGCCTAAATATAGCGCTAGGTATTATAGTAAACCTGTCGAATTTCGACGGCTTTATTATTCTGTTTAGTTTCATTTGTTAAGTGTTTCTACGTTAGTATCTTATATACGCCATACCATAGCGTTACTGTTATGGCGGTTAGCGTTAGCCATACCGCACTTTTTAAATAGTTTCGTTTCATTCTATTATACCTTTTATCTGGTCGCAAAATGTACGTAAGTCGCCGAAGTGTTTTACAAAGTCTGTAAATTTTATTTTATCGTCTTCGTAAAGTTCCCAAAGGACCTCTACTAATAAATCGAATTCCATACGCGTCATTTTACCTACGTATTCGTAGTTAAATTTAAAACCTTCTGGCGCTGTTTGCGTCCATCGTACCTTTTGGTTTTCTTCGTCAAAATATACAGCGTTGTACTTCATTGGTTAAAATTATAAATTATTTTTAAAATATCTGTCTATAATATCTTTACAGGCGTCGAAATTATTTAAACAATACGCAGCCCAGCCGCAAAACTCTAAACGTTCTAACCATTCTACCTGAGCAGCTGTAGGTTTATTTCTTCCAGCTTTTAATTCAATAGCCAGCCCTACATAGTCGCCACTAGGACAGAATAACATAACGTCTGGTATTCCAGCCTTACCGCCTAAATACTTAAATTTAAACCGTTCAAAAGGCGTGCGCTTACCTTCGTTTGGTATATGGGCTACTAGTGCGTCTGGGTACTGGACCTGTATATAGTCCATTACAGCGTTTTGTAGCTTGTCTTCTGGTCCTAAGTATTTATGGTAGTGGTTTGGCATTGTGTTTATTTACGCTGGTTCGTACTTATTAAGCCTGCTTTTTAGTACTTCGTTGTCTATTTTAAGCTGGTTATACCCAGTTATAAGCTGTTCTAGTGTTAGTTCTACTTTTTCTGTTCTGTTAAAACTTTTTGCTATTTCGTAAATTTCGTAAAAATTTTTGTTAAAATTACTATCAAATTTACGCATATACGGTAATTCGTTTAAAGAGTGAAGTACAGTAGCGTGGTTTTTATCTAAACTTTGCGCTATTTTAGTTATCGGTAGGCTAGAAAATTCCCTACATAAATAGTAATAAATAGCCCTAGCTTGTACGTATATAGTCTTACGACTTTTTAACATTAAATCTATACCGTAGTAGTCTTCTACTAAGTTTTTATATTTTTCTAGTTTATTTTCCTGTGTCATTTTTGAGAACCTTTAAAGTTTAACCTAATACTATTATACCGTCGTCGTTTCTTATACCGTCGTAGCCTAGCGCTACGTCTGTTTCTAGGTAATACTTCCAGTCTGCTATAGCCTTTTTGTATTCCTTGCGTCCTTTTTCTAGCAGTTCGTCGCTTAGTACATACGTTTCTATACTATAGGGCGCGTTTGTTTCTATTGCTATAAAAACGAATTTATTTACGCCTAGCATATCCATATAAAAAGCCGCCTGTACGTGGTATTTATATTTATAAATATCGCTTAGAAACGCCCTAGGGCTGTTGTCTTGACACGTTTTAACATCGCTAATAAACCCAGCTACTTTATTTATACAGTCTGGGCGTACGCGTACCTTTATACCATCGTGTTCTGTATAGTGGCTTACTTCCATCTCGCCCTGTACGTATTCTTTAGCGTCGCTTTTACCTAAGTTTTCTAGTATTGTTAGTATTCGCTGGTGGTCGGCTTCGTCTAGTACTTCTTTGCCTTTGGCTTCTTCTATATGATTAGCGTATAGTTCTTTGCCAGCTTTAGTACGCCTGTCTATTTTAGGTATTATATGGTAGTCTTTATGGTATTCGCTAGGCTCATATATAGCCGTATGTACAGCAGTTCCAAAAGCCATAGAAGAAGTGCTTTTAAATTCAGCGTTTAGGTAGTGGTGTACGCTTTTTTTAGCTATCATTTTTAAACCACTAGCGCTTATATAATCTTTTTGGCTGTGGTATTCTGCGTTTGTGTCTTTTACTATTTTCATTTGTTTGCTTTTAAAATTATTTGTTAAAAAAAAGCCCAGGCGAATAAACGCCCAGGCTGTTATTAAAACCTACCAGGGTAGGTCATTGTCCCCTTGCGCTACTTTGGTTTGCTTTTGTTCTGGTTTATATGTGTTAAAAGACATACTTAGGCTGCCGTCGTCGTTTTTCCAAAGGTTCGCTTTATACTGCGTGTCGCCTTTATATTCGCTTTTAGCGTCTTGTACGTCGTCCTGTTTTAAACATTCTACTAATAGCTTTGGCGTTATTAATACGTTAGCTAAAAGGTTTTGTGGCGCATTGTCGCCAGGGTTAAATAGTCGTACGCCGTTTACGTACTTTGTTTTTGTATTACTCATTTATATTAAATTTTGCAGTTATCTGCTGTTTATACTCTTTTTTCATTTTAAAATTAGCCAGGACCTTTTTAGCCTGGTCTGCTGTACCCTTTAGGGTTGCGTTAAATTGGGTATCGCTTAGCCAGGGTTTGTTATCCTGGTTTTCATTTTTACCGCTTTGGTTATTTACAGCGTTACCTATTTCTTCTGCGCTAGCTATGCTAGTGTCTATACCTATTCCTAAATAACCCATAGCGCGCCCTAAAGCGCTTGTAAAGCCGTTTTCTAAAAACGACGTTTTATTTATATAGCTACTGTCGCGGTATTCCTGGGCGTGGGCGCTTACCATTTCGTTACCTTCTGGGTCTAAAATAGTTACTTTAAATACGCCTTCTTTGTCGTCCAGACTTATTACGTCCTCTACTATTCGCCAGCCATTATAGTCGGCTTTGGTTCGAAAATGTATAAGCCGTTCGTTTACGGTTATATATTCCTTACCTTTTATATTTACTGTTTTCACTTGTTTATTATTAAATTAAAAGTTACATCTAAACTAAAACCAGCTTTATGTAACGCGCGAAGTTCAGCTACTCTAAAAGTTTCTGGACTATCTAGACGCGTATATACCGTAGGGTATTTAGCGCCTATAAGTTCGCATATATCCTTTAAAGTGTAGCCTAGCTTGCGCATTTCAGCTGTGAATAAATCTTTATACATATAGTATATTTTACCGCTAAACT